CCTATTGATTTTGAGATATCCACAGAAAAGGGAGGGGGTACACCAGATGTAGGGAAAGGGGTCCCAAGAGAAACTACATATAGGCTTGATTTGGATAGTTAAAGCTGTTAAATTCATTTTCACGCTTAAACAAAAAGGTGCAAAATTTTTTATAAATTTTTTTCAAATGCTAACCCCAGACCAATTAAAAAATCTTCCTGCAGATACTAAAAAAGAATATTTACGAACAGCTCTTACTCTTGAAGATAAGAAAAAAGATGAATCAATACGTAAGGATTTTTTATCTTTCGTAAAATACATGTGGCCTGACTTTATAGAAGGTGAACACCATAGAATAATGGCCGAGAAGTTTAATCGAGTTGCTAATGGTGATTTAAAACGTGTGATAATTAATATGGCACCTCGTCATACTAAATCAGAATTTGCGTCAAACTATTTACCTGCATGGATGATCGGTAACAACCCAGATTTAAAAATTATCCAAGCTACAAATAATGCAGAACTTGCTGTACGTTTTGGTCGTAAAGCAAAAACAGTAATTGACACTCCAGAATATCAAAAAATATTTAATACAAGACTCAGAGCTGATTCTCAAGCTGCCGGTAAGTGGGAAACGGCCCAAGGTGGTGAATATTATGCAGCTGGTGTTGGTGGATCCATTACAGGTCGTGGTGCTGATCTTTTAATTATTGATGATCCACATTCTGAACAAGATGCCATGAACCCCGCTTCGTTCGACAGGGTTTATGAATGGTATACCTCCGGTCCGCGGCAAAGGCTCCAACCTGGAGGTAGAATTATAGTCGTTATGACTAGATGGAGTGTTGCTGACTTAACAGGTAAGTTAATTAAAGGACAAAAAGAACCTAAAAGTGATCAATGGGAAGTTATCGAATTTCCAGCCATTATGCCGTCTGGAAAACCCGTTTGGCCCGGATATTGGAAAATTGAAGAGCTAGAAGCGGTCAAAGCTTCGGTATCCCTGCTTAAATGGAATGCACAATATCAGCAAAATCCAACAAGCGCGGAAGGGGCAATAATTAAGAAGGAGTGGTGGAAAAAATGGCCACACGACAAGTTACCACCTCTAATGCATGTAATTCAGAGCTATGATACCGCTTTTATGAAAAAAGAGACTGCTGATTATAGTGCTATTAGTACTTGGGGTGTATTTAAGCCAAACGAGGATAGTGAACCGGCGATTATGTTATTAGACGTTTTAAAAGACAGATATGAGTTTCCTGAACTTAGAAAAGTTGCAAAAGAGCAATATGACTACTGGAAACCCGAATCGGTGATCGTGGAAGCAAAAGCATCGGGGCTACCTTTAACATATGAGTTACGTAAGATGGGCATACCAGTAATTAACTTTACACCCAGTAAAGGAAATGATAAACATACAAGGGTAAACTCTGTAGCTCCGTTATTTGAATCAGGAATGGTTTGGTATCCGGATCGTAAGTTTACAGATGAAATGATTGAGGAATGCGCTGCATTTCCATTAGGCGAACACGATGACCTAGTGGATAGTATGACTCAAGCATTAATGAGATTTAGACAAGGTGGTTTTGTGGGACATCCAGAAGATTATAATGATGAACCTTTACCACAACAACAAAGGACTTATTATTAGTTATGAACTGGCTACAGTTATTATTAAACGCTATAAGAGGGACAGGTAGATCCGTTAGTAAACCTTCTGAGATTAGAGATTTAAAAAAAGCAATCGCTGAATATTATAACGCAGGATATGCTGTTGGAGATCCTAAAAGAATGGTCTTGACTGAGACCTTAGATGATTGGGACGGAATTAATCGATTTTTAGAAGTACAACACAAACAGGGTTTTATAGATGAAGCCTTTGCTGAAGAAATTGGGCAGCTTTTCGATGAAGCTAGAGCAATAAGAAATGAAAATGAAGTTAATTTTGATGCAGTTCAAGATAGAGGTAGTCTTGACACAAATGTTATTAGCATCGAGCAATATATTCCAAATGAACTGTTTAGAGAAAATTTAATAAAAGCTTTTAGTGAAGGTGAAGTTTTAGAAGCATTACGAATTAAAGTTGACCGAAGTGTAAAAATTCCAGGTATTAAGTCTGGTTCTTTCGAAGATGAATTAGTTTGGCTTTTAGAAGCTAGAAACCATCCTTCAGGTTGGCCTCTTGAGGCTAAAAGAACTGACGGTGCAGCAAGTAAATATATGGGGTCAAAAGAGAACTTTGGAAAACCTGATGAAGGTCCTAAAGAAGTTACTAATCTTGGTGTGCAGAACGAAGGTGAAGCCATGACAAGAGTTCAACAAATGATTGATGAAATTTCTAATAATGAGTTTCTTCTTAAACCATTTAGGGATGCACTTGAGCGTGGAGAAAAGTTTGGAATATTTAATGATGCACAAAGACAGCAAGCAGTAGCCTATGCAGATGAAGCTCTTGCTAAATTAGGCACAACTGACACGTCTCTAAAGGGTACAATCGGACCAGAAGGTCTCGAAAAAATTATACTTGAAACTAAACAAATGAAATCGGCGACGCAACAAATTCTAGATTTAGAAAATAAAGTACGTGAACTTCAAGAGGTAGGGGAGACTGCAAAAGCAGAACTTATTTTGGATGAGTTGAGGGCAGCCAAAGAACAGGTATCAGACCTGCAATCAGGAGACGAGGTACCAATAATTATTGACCCAACAAGAAAACCACATGCAAAAGGTGGCCGCATAGGTTTTGAGCCTGGCGGATTAACTGGTGGATATAATGTAGGGGGAAATCAAGATTTTTATGAAGGTAGCGCAAATATTGGAGGAATACTAGGTCCTTTAGATATTGCTCTTGATTTGTCTAAAATAAAAGGTGGAGATATAGAAAAAGAAGCTACTTTACGTTTTGTAAAAGAAATAGAAGAAATAGATGGTTTAACATTTGATGGTGTTATTTCTAAAAAGGAAGGCGAAGATAAAAAGTGGCTGGCTAAAGTTTTATTTGAAAAAGAAATAGCAAATAATTTAAAGTTTAATGCTTTTGCACAGACAGATGGAAACGAAGATATTGGTGGAGCACAGCTTACACATTCATTTGATAAAGGTGGCCGTGTTGGTTTAGAAAGTGGTGGTAATCCACTTGATAAAATGAAAATGAATCGCAGAGGCTTCATAGGTCTGCTTGGATCGGGGATCGCGGCTTTAGCTGCAGGTGGTAAGGGTTTATTTACCGCAGCGCCAAAAGTTGCAGAAGTAATATCTACAAACGCCATACCTTTGGTTGAAGGTATGCCGAGGTGGTTTCCACTTCTAGTAAATACAATTAAAGATAAAGGTATAGTGATTAGAAAGTCTGAACACAAAGAAATTACCGATGAAAATATAAATATTGTTGAATATAAATTAACAGATGATTCTTTAAAGGCAAGTGATCTCTATATGGAAGAAAATCTTAATACTGGTGAAATAACTATTTCGGGTCGAGGAGATGATTATCAACAAGTTGAATTAACCTTTACACCAGGGGAGAGAATGGTTGATGTAAAAACAGGAACTCGTAGGGAAGGACCTCCTTCTTTTGATGCACAAGCACAAACTCAAAGCGCTGGACAAGCTGAAAAAAGAGATGGTTTTCTTGGAAACCAAGATACTACACCAGACTTAATGGGAAAACACCCTGTGACAATTAGCGAAAAAGGTACATTTGAAGCATCGGAATTTCAAAAAGGTCACGAGGGATGGGCTGATGTTGAAAACTTTGGTGGTGTAGATGATTTAAAAGGAGATTTAAGTTCTTGGGAAGCGATCGCTGTAAAATCAAAAAAAATAACTAAAGAAGATGTAGATGCTGAAATTAGAAAATTTATGGAAACTTACAAAGGTCCAGAAGAACCAAATATGGCAAAAGGCGGTCGTGTAGGTTTTGCAAATGGTGGTTTTGGTTATGGAGGATCTGGATCAGAAGGAGATCTTTCTGTTGCCCAAAGGACGGGTTTTGATCCAAATACAGCCGAAGGTGCTTATAGTGTAGTGAAAGGTCTTCCAGGTCTTATGCGTTTATATGAAGAACAGTATAAACCACTTACTGATCGTAGGCTACAAAACTTTGATCCAACTTGGGGTACTGTTGCAGGAAATTCAGCGACGCATTCACTAGAACAGCGGAGAGCTTTGGTAGACAAATGGCAACAACGGATGGATGAGGACATACTTAAAGCAGAGGAATATTATGGATTTAATCCATCAGATGATCAAAGAAAAATGCTTATTGATAATTTTGGTGATATGGGAAAACATAGGTATTGGTCACATTCAGGACAAGGCACTAGTCAAGAGCAATTATTTTATGCTAAACAAGCAGACGCAATGGCTAAACAAAATTTAAACCAATGGTTACCAACACAAGAAGGTTTATTTAATAAAGGTGGTCGTGTAGGTTTACAACAAAGAGGATATGCTCATGGTGGATTAACACGTACAGTTCCACCGCAAAGGGGACCATTAGCCAATGGCATTGGCACAAGATTTAAGGAGAGACAAATATGGCGATAGATAAATCTGCAAATTTTGCAGCACCGAGAAAAACGGTAACCATTCCAGGGAAGCAAGCACAGCAACAACAACAAATGGAATTGCTGGCTCAACATCAAAACCAACAACCTGTAGAAGTTACACCTTTAGATGATGGTGGCGCAGAAATTAATTTTGATCCTTCTGCACTAAACCAAGAAGGTTCTCAATTTCATGGAGAGAATTTAGCAGATATTTTAGATGACAATACATTACATAAAATTAGTTCTGATTTGGTAAAAATTTATGATGATTGTAAATCTTCAAGATCAGATTGGGAAAACACATACACCAAAGGAATGGATCTTTTAGGTTTTAAATATGAAGATAGAACACAACCATTTCAGGGAGCATCGGGCGCAACTCATCCAGTTTTAGCTGAAGCTGTTACTCAGTTTCAGGCATTAGCTTATAAAGAATTATTACCAGCAGATGGTCCGGTTAGAACTCAGATTATGGGTATGGTTAATGTAGAAAAAGAAGAGCAAGCAAAACGTGTAAAAGATTTTATGAATTATCAAATCATGGTTGAAATGAAAGAGTATGAACCAGAGTTTGATCAGCTATTATTTAATTTACCACTATCAGGTTCATCATTTAAAAAAGTTTATTATGATCAATTATTAGGTCGTTGTGTTTCTAAATTTGTTCCAGCAGAAGATTTATATGTTCCATACAACTCAACATCTTTAGAGGATACAGACACTATTGTACATAAAATTAGAATGTCAGGTAATGATTTATTGAAACAACAAATATCAGGTTTCTATAGTGATGTAGCTGTTGAAGAAGATATTAATTCAGACTCAATTACAGAGAAAAAAAAGGAACTCATAGGAGTTGAACCAGTCGAAGATGAAATGTATTCGGTACTAGAGTTTCATACAAATTTAGACTTACCGGGTTTTGAAGAAAAAGATCAAGAGGGACAACCTTCGGGATTAAAGGTTCCTTATTTAGTTTCAATTGATGAAGGATCAGGAAAAGTTTTATCTATTCGAAGAAACTATGATCCACAAGATCCAATGAAAAAGAAAAAAGATTATTTTGTTCACTTTAAGTTTTTACCAGGACTAGGCTTTTATGGATTCGGCCTTATCCACATGATCGGCGGTTTATCAAGAACTGCCACTTCTGCTCTAAGACAACTCTTAGATGCAGGCACCTTGGCTAATCTCCCGGCCGGATTCAAACAAAGAGGCATCAGAGTCAGAGACGAAGCTCAACCGTTGCAGCCGGGCGAGTTCCGTGACGTAGATGCACCTGGTGGAAATTTAGCTGATTCGTTTTTACCTTTACCATTTAAAGGACCGAACGCGACTCTTTTACAATTGATGGATTTTGTAGTTCAATCCGGTCAGCGATTCGCGGGAATTGCTGATATGCAAGTTGGTGATGGTAATCAATCAGCAGCAGTAGGCACAACCGTCGCGTTATTGGAACGCGGATCGCGGGTTATGTCAGCGATTCATAAAAGAATGTATGCAGCAATGAAATGTGAATTTATGTTATTAGCAAAATGTTTTGTAACGTATTTACCACCACAGTATCCGTATGATGTTATTGGTGGACAACAAGAAATTTTCCAAAGAGATTTTGATGATAGAATTGATATTATACCTGTAGGTGATCCTAATATATTTTCACAAACACAAAGAATTAGTATTGCACAAACACAATTACAATTAGCGATGTCTAATCCTAAAATGCATAATATGTATCAAGCATATAGAGATATGTATGATGCGTTAGGTATAAAAAATGTTAATACAGTACTTCCACCTCCACAAAAGCCTGCTCCAATGGATCCGGCAGTGGAAAACATGCAGTCTATGGCAGGAAAACCATTCCAAGCATTTCCAGGACAAGACCATCAAGCACATATGGATGCGCATTTAACATTTATGGGTACATTCATGGCTCGAAATAACCCACAAGCACTCTCTTTATTACAAAAAAACTGTATGGAGCATATTGCTTTGATGGCACAAGAGCAAATACAGATGGAATTTGAGGAAGAAATGGCTCAAGCACAACAAATGCAGGCAATGGTACAGCAAGCAGGGCCTCAAGGAGCTCAAGATCCGCAAATTATGGAGATTCAGCAACAAATGAAGCAACTTTCAGAAAAAATTGAGTCCAGAAAGGCTCAATTAATCGCTCAACATACGACTGAGTACGCTGAAGAAGAGAAAAAGGTCTTAAATCAGCTTGATAGTGACCCATTATTAAGATTAAAGTCCGATGAAGTTCAAATTAAGGCCCAAGAAGAGCAAAGAAAAGAAAAATATGACGAAGAAAGGGCAAATTTGGACACATTGAAGCTTTTACAAGGAAAAACTGAATTTGACCAAAAATTAGACCAAGATGATGAACATGCGAAGCTTAGAGCCGCTGTTTCACTCGCAAAAGACGGAATTAAGGAAATGAACGCAACCATTAAGTCTGGAGATAGGTAATGCCTCATTCTTATCAAGAGATGTCTGATATGTTTGGAGGTAGGATTAATAGACCTAATTATGACCCTAATAAACGCGGTTTAGTTGATGGACCAGGTGGATATTGGGGAGCACATCATGGTGATCCAACTGGTACTACTGGAGTGGGTTCTGTAGGTCAAGGTAATCTTGGTCTTGGTGGTGGTTGGGGTCCAGGTGTTGGTAATCCTGATGCTGTTACGTATGGATTAACAAATGAGTCTGATCAGTATGGTGGTTGGTTAACGCATGGAGAAGATGGTGAAACTGTAAAATATGGAGAATTAACTGAGGAAGGTGAATTTGACCCTTATGCTTCTGGAGTGGTATCATGGGGATATGGACCGCAGATAGGTGGTGAGATGCACCATGATGTAGAAAGACAAGCGTACGAGCCGGGATTTCATGACCCGACTGTAATGCGGGACCTAGTAAAAACAGATCCACTACACGCGGAACTTTATGATGATCTTAAAATAACACCAAAGATGGTAAAAGATGTTACTGATACAGACATTTCTGCATTGGCTTCACATCTAGGTATGTCTGTGAGTGATTTGAATAGAGCATATAATGCGGAGGCGGTTAAAGCATTTTCTGCAGAATTTGCAAATCAGACTTCTTTAGCTAATCAGTATGACAGAGTAAAAGGTTGGTTAACTGATAAAATAGGAACACTGACTTCTACTCCAGGAGAGGATACTGATTTTATGGATAAGGTTCATCATTATGGTAAACCAGTAGGTTTAGGTTTAGGGACTCTTGGTTATGCAGATATGGTAGGTGAGTATGGTTTAGGACCAGTTGCAAAACTTACAGGAGTTATAGGTGGTCAAACAAAAATGGCACAAATGATGTGGGGTCTTATGACTGGTAAACCAGCATTTGCTAAGAATGCTGAAAACTTTTCAATTCCTACGCCGCGGGGTATGGTAAATTTAGCTACAGTAATAGGTGATCCAACCGCATATGGATATGACAATGAAGACGCTGTAAATGCCGCCGTGATGGGGGATGGTTCATCTGTATTTGGTGCAGGTTATGTTGATGCAGATAAGGTAAGTGCACTAGGTGGTGTATATTCAGGGAGTACTCAAGCCATGCCTGCTGGTGGTTTTGCATCAGTAGAAGGAATGTTGGCTGATCCTTTAGGTCAAACTGCAGCCTATGCAACATCTCAAGGAATGATGGATCCAGGTGCGCAAGGTGGAGGACCAGAACAAGAAGTTATTCCTGGAGCTGAAGCAGAAGTAACTGTTGACACATCTGAATTTGATACTGGACAAATGGCAATGTATAATAATTTAACAAGGATGGGATACAGCGAAGAGTATGCTGCGCAATATATTAGGAGTTTAGGATAATGGAAAAAGAAAAGAAAATCAGTAAGGTAATGCGTGAATTTAAAAAAAAGAAATTAAAGATTGGCAAAAGCAAGAAA